ACCTACTCCATCACCTACTCCATCACCTACTCCATCACCTGCTCCATCACCTACTCCGTCGTTTACATCCCCATCAATCTCCCCATTTACAACCCCGTCTATCTCCCCATCTACTACATCATCCACCTCATCTTTTCCAGTGTCATCAAATCCTGTTATTTGATCCTCAACCTGACTCCGTACATCTGCCTCTCTCTTACCGATAACATCACGAAGAACATCTTTCTGAGTCTCTCTAAACCAATCTTTCCCCTGTATAGACCCATCTCTAAGAGAGGCTGATACGTGAGGATTTATAGGCCTAAAGAATTTATCAATACCTCCGCCATAATCTAAATTAGGCCTTGCATCGAAATGGGTTTTCGCCTGACCAAGAAAGTTATTAATTGCTGCATTGTAATTATCTCGCCCCTCAGATGCTGCAATATGGCGCATAACCTGTTCCATCTGAGGTTGACCGATTGGGTTCTGTGGATCAAACCTCCACATATCCACCGGAACAACAACACGGAATCCTTCTTCACTTCCAGGTTTTCCTTGAACCCTTATATCTGCAACCCTTTCAGCCCACGGACGAATATCACCTTTGCGTCTTTGGTCGTCTACAGCTGTCTTTTGTTCTGCCATTGCATCTTGATCTGCCTGCCATTTCTGTTCAAATTCGGATACATCTTCGCCTTCCCAGCCCTGCTCCCCATATGTAACCGCACGGTTTACAGCATCTTGATCTACGTCTGGAACAAATCCTGGAATAAATCCTCCTGCTGCATCAGTTGAACTATCAAATTGATTTACAGGAATCTTTGGAAGATTTTGATATGCCCCGCCCAGTCTAGGATCAAATTCTGTAGTAGTAACATCAGATCCACTACCTCCGGTCATGGCACTAAAAAATGCCGCCTCATCAAAACGAGGTTGGTTCGCAAAATTCCTTATCTTTGTAAAATCATCTGCTGTCATCCGTTGGTAGCCTTGAGGCTGTAAGAACGGATCTCCTACTTCCCCAGGAGTAAACGGAGTTGCAGCCTGAATTTCCGCCATTGTTGGTTGAGGGTTTATATTAGGAGCAAACGGATTACCTGAAACCTCTTCTCCTCCGTAGTCTTGCCACTGCTCATCACCGCTAAGAGTCTGGTAATAACCTAGATTATTCACGCCCCCATACCCGTCAGTCGTAGCTCTTCTGCCAGTACCGCCACTAGGCTTAACCGGATTATTTGCCCCGATTACCCTGTCATCCCTAAGCACAGGATTTCGGTCAGGGCCAAAAGATGGAAGAGCATACTGAGAAACATCAGCTGGCAATCTACCTGAAGTGATTGTTCCTGTAATTTCAACAGGCTTCCCTAAAACAGCAGCAGGTATTCCTGCCTGTACAACCTGTTTTCTAGCTTCCATCGGTGATGAGGCATCAATAGTTACCTGTGAATTGCCACCGACACGCGCTCTATAGTTAGCAGGTATTTGAATGATGTACTTTGCCATTAGACTTTTCCAAACGGGGTTGTCCCATAAATCGTTTTTCTATTTTGTTTCTTAGGCTGTCTTACTTCTGGAATCTTCTCCACGCCTTTAAAACTACTTTGAACCTGTTGTAAAAATAACTTCGTTGTATCGTCAAATTTTGTAAATGCTAATTCCAGCGGGTGTGTTGCTTTTGCCATTAGCCTCTTGCTCCTGGGGATATATCTGCGCTGGGTACTCTGACATTACCTGAACGTGGCCCTGCTATTGCAGCAGCAGTCTGCCTCATTTCATCTACCGAACCTGGCATTACCGGACGAGTTGTTGATGGGACTCCGGTTCCTGCTGCCTGTGGTCTGGTTCCAGCCTGATTGCCCTGCTGGAAGTTACCTGCATTAGGCAACTGTTGCGCTCCCTGTGTATTCATAATGTTCTGTGCAGTCTCTTCTGGGGTTGGAAGTCCAGAGGCAGTTGTCTGGGACGCAGCCTCCAGTATGCCCTGAATAGTAGGTATTCGTGAAGCTGCTGCTGCCTGCAACTGTTCCTGAATCCCAGGAGAATTTAGGAACTGTTCTTCAAGTATCTTGGCGCGTACTTCAAGCGGGTTACTTACTCCACCTTTACGCAGTGCAGTATCGAGATCTACATATCCTGAACGCCACAGGTTTGCCCAGAGGTTTAGTCTTCGTTCCTGTTCTTCTGGGCTGACGGAATTTATACGAACAATGTTGACGTAATGCCCCTTGATATCGGACGGCTTGATAATTGCATCGAGAACACCAGCCTCTGTTTTCCCAAAGACAGATACCTTGTCGTCAATTACATGTTCAACGATTCGTAAGATTGCCTCGCCTTTATCCTGCAACCCACGTTCCATCGCTTCTTTTACAGCTCCGAAGTTTAGAGATGCGATTCCTGCAAGGACTGCCGTGTGATAACCGGAAGCTGCGCCAGTAGGACGTTGCCCCCTTGCAACAGCAGGAACTGTATTTGCCTCGATTGCCTCGTCAAGGAACTGTTTTGCAATTCCAATTTCCGAAGGAGGATTGGGAACCTCGCCAACTCCTACCTGTACCTGTGGTGGCTTTACGTTTTTCGCGCCAGGAGTATCATCCCACGCTGCCTGAACTTCTTCAGTAATTCCAGGAGGGCCAGTAAATTCCAGAGTGGGCCACGCTGATTTCCCTACGATGTCAATATAGTGTGACGCTAACTGGCTCTGCGCTCGTATCATTTCTGTAGACCCGTTGAGAAGTCCCATGTACAGATGTTCCGGTTCGGAGTTACCTGTATCGAGTCCCATCTGAGGCCAGTACATTATCCACGGCAGTCTTCCATATCCATGCCGTCTTGGTTCAAGTACCCATTTGTTATTGGCAACATATGCAACCTGCGAGTGCGTCCATACTTCCTGAAAGGTTACATATCCTTTTTTGAAGTTGTCCCATTCTGGGAAGTGAGCCTGCACCCATTCGGCATCTACTTCGTATTCGTAGATAACCCATCGAGGTTGCGTACCGTTATTCATATCCCATACAAGATTTTGAGGATTTACCGCAACGGACTTTATAGGCCAGCATATAGATCGTTTATCTATAACATCCTGTACTTGCTGACGATAAGCAGGAGTATTATCCTCGCCGTGTGGAGGAGGTTCTGGGAAGTCACTCCATTCGTTTGCAATAAACTCCACCTTCTCCCATGCAATCCCGTAAAGTCCCGCATGTTTCGTAAGCTCCCTGTATACGGGAGTACGGTGTTCAATCATGTGGTGTGCGCCAGTAAGGAATTTCTCCATTATCTCGGCACGGGCCTGACCTCTTGGCCCTGGGGGTGGTACTGATATATCGAGGAACTGGGGACTTACATGTGCAACGAGGGTATTTATAACTGACTGTGCTGTTCCCAGCCGAATCATTGTCCCGTTATCTGGAACACTGAAGTCAAAATCATTCAGGAAGAAATCGTCCAGATCTTCGCACTGGTTTTTAAATTTCTGAAAAAGATCCCTGCCCGCATCTGCCTTTTCCCTGATCCAGTGAAGAGTCAGTTCGGGTTCATCGACAGGGTTTGCTGCTTCTAGTTTGATAGCTTCTTGAGGATCAACAGTAAAATCGAGAACCATTGGTTATTTCATCTCTACAAAATCTGGTTCTAGCTCCAGTAGTTTAAGTCGTTCTTTAGATTTTCTTGCTCTATGTGCTGTTAAAAATCTACTTGGCCTTGCAGCAGGCTTCGGACGTAAAGGACTCATTCGCCTTATAGGACGTAAATAATCATACTCATCATTATCATACCCAGGCGGATCACACGCCATTAATGCTAACAGTTCCGCATCTACCCAGTCATCATGTTCGTTAGTTTCGTTATAAAACACATACGATCCATTACCTGACGGTCGTATGCTAATGTCTTCTAACTGCTTTTTCAGGGTTGACCAGCTGGCTGGGAAATAAACTGTCTCATTTTCCAGTGCTATGTAGTAGTTTTGAAAAAGCTGATACTTGCTTTGTGCGCTGAACTTGAACGGATTAACTGGTAAACCTGCATTTAGCAGATGGTCAAACACTACATCTCCCAGACCCGTAGAGTCAACTCGGATATCTCCGACTTTCCATCTTTCTATTTCGGAATGGATTGTCTCTATCTGGCTTACCCAGTCGCTGCCGGACATCTCCAGCGCATAGAGAGATTCCCTTGTCCTTGCGTTCTTGATTATGAATACCGTGTAGTCCTGTTTCTTACCTAAATCAAGGCCTGCAACATAGCGACTGGATTGATCTGGATACAGCATCTCCTGTGTTTTGGCAGCTGCTTCGATCTTGCTGGGGCGGAAGAACCCTGCACCGCCGTCCGGTTGTTTCGCGAGGTACATGCGTTCCCATACGGGTTCCGGCATGGTGGACTTTTCATCTCGTATGGCCTGTTTTTGTTTTTCTGTAAGGAAAACATTGTCGAATGTTGTCGCGAGAAATGCCTCGTAATCCTCTGTAGGATTTTCCTGTGACCACTTGAACAGTTTTGAGAACCAGTGATTCCTTGTAAATGGTGGGATACCCTCGATACATCCCCTTCCAAGCCTGCCGGAGGAGTTGAGCATGGGACGCAGCTTATTCCATGCAGCTTCCTTGATATCCTGGGACTCTGTTATCCAGATGAAGTCGGGGCCAGCAGTCTGAAGTGATTCGGGATCGTCTGCGGACTTAATCTCCATATAAACTTCGCGCCGGACAAGATCCGGTGACTTAAGACGCATCCATACCGCACGTTCATCCTCCCGCCAGCCGTCACCTCGTCCTCCGATTTGCCCCTGCTTGCGTCTTACGACCATATCTTTGGGGATAAACTGCTTCAGCTCGTTCCATGCCTGCCTGCTTTGAGCAAAGTTGGGGGCAACAACCCAGATATGGATAGCTGGTTCCAGAGTGTGGGTAAGATCGTACCCTGTCTTCAATCCTGATGCTTCTGCCATTTCTTTTGAAGCAAGGAACGGAGTTTTAGAAGCAATAGTAATGGCGCGCATAAGCTCTGTAAGTACAGCTCGCCCTTTTCCTGCCCTGCGTCCGGCCCATATGACCTTGATGCGGGCTTCAGAATTGTGAAGTGTGCGCTGCCACGGAGATGGAGTGTATTGATAAGCCATTTATGTCCCGTTGAGGCTGGATTCCAGCTCGTACAGACTGGATTCGCCGGATATATCGACTGTCGATTTAGATTTCTCTTCCTTCCCGTGATCTGATCCTAATACCATAGGGTCTATATCCAACAATCCCGCCTTTTCTATCAATTTATTCTCGGCAGTAGATACCTTACCTGTCTCTGCCTTGATGAACGAAGTGATGCCCGACTCCATCATATAAACCTTTTGAAGCGCAGACCATTTTACCTTGTACTTAAACATCTTCCCTGAACGAGTAACGAACTCAGTAGTCCGATACTCGAACTCGTTTTCTATAAACTCGTCCACCGCCGAACTAAAAGAAGGATTCTTCTTTATAAGATCTTTTGTCTTAGGAAAATCCCATTCAAAGTCCTCGCACATAGACTCCAGAGCATCCTCGCCGACACCGTAAGACGGTAAAGATATGAAGATTCTACGTAACTTCCTCGACCATCTAGGCCATTCAGGATAACCCTGCAATACATCATCCCTGAATACCTCTCCTGGGGTTCGTACATTCCTACTGTTGCGTTTAATCATTCTCAAAGAATAGCACAAGAACTTCTTTTCTTTTTTAACTTCTTTTCTTCTTAACTAGTTAACCCTTATATTCTTCTGTCGCACCACCCCCTTTAAGGGGGGGGTGGTGCAACAGATAACAAGTTATAGGAGTTTCTCCGTTCAAAACTGTTGCACTGTTGCACCTACTGTTGCATGCAACAACAGGTGTTGTCACACACTGTTCCAGGTGAAAGTCAGCACTCTAAGGGGCTACTCTATATTTCTTTGTGCCGTCGCCGTGTATCGGCGCACTTGTAACAAGTACAAGCACACCTTGTCACGCCTTGTCTCTCTGCTTGTCACATGGTCTAACTCTCCTCACCTGATCCCACATCGTAAACTCGAAAATCTTGGCCAGTCTTTACTCGCGTACACGCGAAACATGATGCCCCTCCGCAATTAACCTAGATGTACACCAACCCAACAGGAAAACAGGAACAAATACGCACATTTTGAAATCGATTCTCCGATATGAACACCTACGCCAGATAACAACAACCACACCTAAACAGGATAGATGCCCCCTCCGTTGATCTCGTGCGCTTCTATACATACTCAAATACAAACCTCGCATTTAAGCCGATGTAGCACAGAGCTTAGAGACACTGTAAAGGTGTTGTACTACCTTAGAAGGTGTTGTATCTCCTCTCTGAACTATGAAGTTACTACTTTACAGTCATGTTAAATATCATTAAATCCCTCTCTAATACTTGACAACAGCCACACCTTTATGATTAAATACATGTATTGAGTTTTCTACTCAATTACTAGCAAAAGAGAAACAGATTATGAGCTACGTTATCCAGATAGATGAACATGTTGACGATGAGACAGGGATTTTTGGAGAGACTGAATTGTGGGAAGTAAGAATAAAAGAAACTGGTGAGGTTGTGGATTGTTGTTTAGACGAAGATGAAATTATCAGATTCAGAATTGAAGCACATAAAAATCAGTACGGTATGAGACACACTTGGGCTTAATCAGAACAGGAATAAAAACAATGTTTACAGAAGATACATATAACGGCTGGACTAATCGTGAAACATGGGCAACTAACTTATGGCTAACTAATGATGAGGAATGTATAAATTCGTAATGTACTCTCTACACTCTCCTCAAGAGTTACAAGAATGGACAGAAGAACTAAGTGACGAGAAACAAGAATCAGAAACCCTCACAAATATGTTCAATGATATCGGATCAATGTGGCGTGTAAATTGGAAAGAAATTTTTGACGGACTACATGAGGAATACGCGACATATCCCACAGGGACACAATAGTAGGTGTACACCTAGCACGAAACTAGCAAACAAGGAGGGTGTTATGCGGTAAGAAAATAGGCTCTGGCATATGGTCAAAAATATGCCTTTAGTCTTGGGAGTACATAGCCCAACCGATGAGACTTATTGGAGTCGAAACTAGCAAACAAGAATCGAGAATCAGTTGCCCAATTACATACAACAGCAGTCAAGCGTAACAGACAAGCTCACAACATCAATCACGACTTACGCACAGATTGAACGAGATGCTGAGAAGATAGCAAAACACACACTAAAAAGGTTGCACGAAGTGACACCATTTAGCAAGGAGGATATCCCAAACTTAGGAGAGCATTACATACCTATCAGAGTAGGAGAGATAAAAAGTAAAAACACGTTAGGCCACTACTGTGGGAGTAAAGATACGGAAGTTATCGAGGAAAACGGAGATGTTGTCGGAGGATATGAAATACTCCTGAACATTGCGACATTGAGAGGGATGACTGCCGAACAATTCTTCGATCTAGTCTCACACGAAACTTGTCATGCATGGTCAGGATTATTAGCAGACACTCCAAAGAATAAAGACTGTAACAAGGCCGGAGGGCATCGTAAACGCCGCACAAATGGAGACTACTCATTCGAGGCCATAGCAGAATCAACAGGCTGGCACAAGATTGTTGAGTTACCTAACTACGCAAAACTAACCACGATACCAACGGAGGAGACTACTAAACAGGTAAAGAAACTTAAGATCTCTGCTCCCAACATGAGTAAGTCTAAGAAGGCGAAAAAATCTCAGGCTAATAAGCTCTCGCTAATCTGTGAGATGTGTGAGGCCGAAGGTATGGGATACACAGTCAATGCACCACGCGCAAAGTTTGAACGAGGTGAGATTCCTGCCGGATGCATGATCCACGACACTCACCTTATCGAAAAGTAACTAGCAATGGCTGTGCCTGCAACCCAGGCACAGTCAGAGAGGAAACTAAAAATGTATACGTTTATAGAATTTATAGAAGATAAGAATGGTGACGCTGTTGACGTAAAGGTGTATTGCAATAGCACATGTGCATACACGAATGACAATGCTAATGCATGGCCAGCTTATGAATCAGAGACTTGTATTTACTGTGCGAATGAGGGATGCAACAAGGTTGCAGTACAAGGTACGGATTGTGAGTCTTGCAATACATACCCTGTTATGACTGATGCAGAGATAAAACTTTTACTTACCAACAATAACTAGCTAGGTGTACACCTAAGAGAGGAAGGTAAACATGGTAAACGGAATTATAAAAACTAAAGTACAGAGAAACTATGGAACGGATCACGAATACATTATTGAACCGAAGGGATTAGCAACCTTATGGGAACAGGTAACAGGGAGGAAAACAGTAACGGATTATGATATGGAAAACATATCTAAGTTGAAGGAACTATTATCAGACGTTTACTTAATCTGGAGAGGATAATAACTATGAGTAACAGCAAAATAAATATCGGTACGCTAATACATGGTACGTTGCAAGATGAGGATTTATTGCAAGCATTTTCTGATGAGCTAGCGAGGATTGATAAAACTAGATTCAGTGAAGTTATCAAGGCCGACGCTCATCTATTCTCAGAGTCAGCAAACTTAACCGCTGCTCAAATAGTTGAGGAGCTAGGTGAATACGTTACCGACGTTATCAACGATCTAATGCACGCGCTGAATGAGTATGCACCACCACATACATACTTCGGAGCTATCGAAGGAGATGGTAGTGACTTCGGATTCTGGCCGGATGGTGAACCGTTTGAGCTATGCGATACAACCGACATTAAAGAGGGATGGTTTGATTTAGATTGTAATGTAATTGTGCAGGTCAACGATCACGGGAACGTAACAGTATCGCAACCGTATTGCGACGTTGACAATCATCCAACAAATACTGGAACTAATTTGTGCAAAGTTGGAGTCTGCTTAGTAGCTGGTCATGAAATCTGGTCAGCAGTATAAACAAGTTAGGTGTACACCTAAGGGAGGAACTAGCAATGAGTAAAAGAATTTGTGCAAGCTGTGGAGATCCTTACTTCTGGATCATTGACAGAGATCACATAGCAGATCCGAAGGCCAGAATGGGAACTAACGATAATGCAGCAAGCATTTGTGGTGGTGATCTAGGATTGACTGTCACTCCTGAGAAGTATGGGTTTGCACTTGGGATTAGTCCATCTAAGTTTGTCATCAAAGACGATGACGGTATCAGCTACTACTCAGGCACACTATGGGCAGGTTGTGGGTTTGAACCGCTCGACGACTTCGGTCAGCCTAATGCAGGTGCTACTGAAATCTGGATTGATGGGAAGCTACTTTAGTTAGGTGTACACCCAGGAGTTAAACATAATGACAGATGGATTGAAAAAAGCAGTGAGCTATCAAAATCGCAAGCCTAAAAAATCTATATTGGAAAGGCGCGAGGCTATGGAAAATCTAAGGAAATCTTTTGCGCCAAAAATAAAAAGAGTAATAGTTGGACGATGGTGTAAAGGGAGGTGGATTGAAACAATAGAATACAGGACTTGACAAGGTGTGGTTGTCGTGTTATAATAGATGGAAACAAGAGAGGAGAACTAGCAATGAAGATGAAGATAAATTACGTAGCAAAGTTTGAGATCGTACTGGATAACGGAGAGGTAGTATCAGGTGAACTAGCAGAGGAGCTACGTGGATTGATGACTACTTTCCAAGAGGCGAAAGTCTTAGGGGATGGGTCATCTGTCAGTGAAACCGCTGCGCTACGCATGGCACTTGTAGCAATCAGATACTTCCATGACTTTGATGGTTGTGCTGAGGCGATGGAGATGAGTGGCGGAAGCACGGAAGATTATCAATGTGGAATTTGTAAATACCTAGCTTAGTTAGGTGTACACCCAGGAACAGGAGAATCAGATGAAGATTACTAATAAATCAGGAACTTTTACAGGCAAAAGATACTGCATTGTCCGCAGTACACATGGAAACATATGGTGTACGGTCGATGGAAAGATACAGAGGTGGACAAAACCAGTATCAGGTGAGCTTGCATTTACTAACTCCGCTGAATCTGAAGCATTGATTACAGATGAGGAGAGCTTGGACTACCTTGAGGGTCTAGCAAGTGTAGTAGAACGCTACTTGTTTACTCCCTCGATGATAGAGGAAGGAGAGGCTGACATACTAGCAGTCACCCAACTCCTAAAGGATGGAACTATTGGGTGGCCTGAAGATGGGTTTGCATGGGACGACGATGTACTTGTTCAAAACAAAAAGGAGAATCAGCGATGACTATATGCGAAACCGACCAGCACACACTGAAAGTCGAGGACATTTACGACGGTGACAATACTGTTCAAATGAACTGCTCAGTCTGCGACGCTGGTGCAACATTTCAACTCGTCGGCGAATGGGAAGAAAACTAATGAAGGAGAATCAGTAATGGAAACACTACAAACAGAGTGGACTAGCGAGGACAAAACTATACAGAGGTTGAGTGACTACAAAAAAATGGCAGCGGATCGCATTAGAGATTTGGAACAGCGTATAGATGAGCTTGAAGAAAGTCTTATAGCTGAACGTCAAGAAGTAAATCGTGCAAGAAGGCAATTCCAGATCATCAAAGAAATCGCTGAACTAAATAGCTAGGTGTACACCTAAGAAAGAGAGGATAGATTATGCTACAAGCACCCGTTGACCCACCGTGGATTGATTACGATTGTTCCACCTGTCAGGGATGTGACATCTGTGATTGCGATGACCCAACTATCGTTCACTTCAGATGTAATTCCTGCTCCGAACTTGACGACCCACGCATACCCTAAGAGAGAGGCTTGACCATTGAACGAAAATCTAGCAGCAGCACTCAAGTACGCTTCGGAAAAAAACTGGGGCATCATTGCACTCAGTCCTAATACAAAAATACCAATCAAGGATTCCTTATTACAACCTAACGGTTCGCTATCAGCATCGACTGATGCCGACACCATCACCAAGCTGTTCACCACGTACCCGAAGGCCGGAGTTGGTGTGGTGTGTGGGTCAGAGTCAGATCTAACAGTTGTCGATCTCGATAGTAAAGAAACCCTGGGTCATCTAAAGGAAGCAGGTCTGACATTACCCGCGACATACATGGTGAGAACCCCGCGTGGTAGACACTACTATCTGAAGTATGATCCGAACATCAAGCAAACAGCAGGACTACTAGAACACGTAGACATAAGGTCGGATGGTGGCTACGTTGTTGCACCACCTACTGTCATAGGTGAAAAGACTTATACCTT